TGCAATGATCATAAGTAATGGATTAGGTATTCCACCCGAACTTTATAAGACATATATTCAAGGGGCAACGTTTGAGAATCAGGTTCAATCTGTTCGTAGACTCTACCAAGATAGGGTTGTACCGATGGTTAATAATGATGATAAAATATATACTGATAGGTTAAGATTTAGGGATTATGGTCTAGAGCTTAGGACAAGTTTTGAGCACGTACCAGCTATGCAGGAATCATTTAAAGAAGAATCTACGGCATTAAATATGAATGTGCGATCAGCTGATACAGCATATAACAACAATGCAATTACATTTAATCAATATCAGGAAATGATAGGTTTTGAACCAATTTCTGGTGGAGACATATATAAATACGAAAGAGATAAAGTTACTACACCTGTAATTATAGAAAATGGAACGCAAGAAACTGAGTAAGGAAGAGATTAATAAGCTTCGCGATAATAAGAAGAAGCAGTTTGATAATAAAGAGGTGATTAAAAAATAGGGATATGATACATTGTAAAGCATTAAATAAAGATTTTGATTCTAAAACAGAGATGTTTAAGGAGCTTAGAGAAGCTAAAGATCAGATTATATCACAAAAGAAAGCTAATATATATAAATCTTGTGAAAAAGGCTTAAGTGTAACAGCTAAACCTATAAATATAGAAAAAGTTTCTGATACTGTAAAAGGTTTATTTAAAGATGAGGATTACTACTATATAGCTACAAATACTACTAGAATACTAGATAATCATGAAGATGTTCACGTTGATGGTATATGGAATAAATCAGCTAAAGAACAATCAGGTAAGAATTATTTAGTTGCAGACCATGAACTGAAATTAAGCTCTACTATTGTAAGAAAAGAATATGTAACAATATTTGTTGCTAAAATATCATTTGCTCTACTAGGTAAAAATTATGAAGGAGAAACTGAAGCTCTTATATATAAGTTTAAAAAAGATAAAGTTATACATAAAGACGCAAAGGAGTGGTTAGAAAGTGGTGACGCTATAGAGGCTAGTGTTAGAATGCAGTACATTGATATTGAATTTGCACTTAATAGTGATGAAGATGGAGATAAGAGAGAGAAAAAAATATACGATAAATATATAGATATAATTGCAAATAAAGATGATTTTAATAACGAGATTTTATATTTCTGGGTTGTTAAACAAGCAAAAAACACATCTGAAAGCAGTTTAGTAATATTTGGCAGTAATCCAGCCACAGGAATTGTAATTACAAGCGAAGACGAAAAAACAAAAAACGAGCCGCCAGAAGGCACTCAAAAAATAATAGAGCCGTCAGAGGACACTCATAAAAGTATTGATTATAGTTATTTAACAAAAAATTTAAAATTTAAAAAATGACACCAGAAGAAATTAAAGCCGAAAAGGACTTACTCTTAAAAGAGATAGAGAGTAATGTTAAATCTTTGATTGCTGATTCACAGAAGGATAGCATTACAAAGGTAGAACTTGACGCAAAAGTCAATGAATTAAATAAAAGCATAACTGACTCGCTGGACAATGAAGATATGGCAGCTTTAAAAGTTAGTATTGATGGTTTAGTTGTTGCTTCATCTGATAATGCTGCTGCTATTAAGGCTATGGCTGAAAAAGCTGTAGAGGATGTTTATAAAGCACCTTTAAGTTTTAGAGAGGTTATGAAAGCTGCTATCTTGTCTAAAAAAGATATGGTTCTTACAGAAAAGAATGATGATAATGGTAAGCGTCTTTCTTTAAAAGATTATTTTACTGAAAAAGGTAACAAGCAAACTCCTGTTTTCACAATGAAAGCTGCTGTTGATATGCTTGAATCTAATATTGTTCAGGCTGAAGTTGCTAACATTAGACTTACTGAGCTTGATCCTAACAGGGTTGGTACTCCATTATCGGTTTATCCTAATGTTCTGGATTGGATGCCTTCACGTGGAATTAGTAAGCCTTACATGTCTGTATTGGTTGTTTATGATTACCAAGACGGTGCCGGAACTAAAACTGAAGGTACAGCGCCTACAAAATCTAGCTTCCTTTTCAAGACTGTTCAATTTCCATCTTTTACTATTGCCACGTATTTTACTTTATCTGATGAGACTCTTGATGATCTTGAAGAGGCTCTCGATGAAATATCAATAGTAGCCCCTGAAAAGATAAATGATAATGTTGATTCTCAAATATTAGGTGCTGCCGGTGATGATATTACAGCTCTTGCAGGTATTTTAACAGCTACAAAAAATACAGCCTTTGTACCTACTACTTATGCAAATCAAGTTGCAGGCGCTAATTTGATTGATGTAATTGCTAAAATGAAGTTGTCTTGTTTAGCTAATAAATATCGTCCAAGCATAGTTTTGCTTAATCCTGATGATATTGATAACATTGCAGCTCTAAAAGATGGATTAGATAATTCTATTTTAGATCGCAGAATGAGATTTGATTCAATTGGAAACCCAATTTCCATTGCTGGATTAAGAATTATTGCCTCTACTACTATAGTTCAAAATACCGCTATTGTACTTGATTCGACTAAAACAGTAATCGGTAAGCGTAGAGATATGACTCTAGAGATTGGATACAATGGTACTGATTTTACTGAAGGTCAAAAAACAGTAATGATTAAAATAAGAGTTGCTTTTGCAGTGAGAGATAAAGCAGGTATTATTTATTCTAGTGATTTAGCAGCAGCTAAAGCTACAATTGATGCAGGAGTTTAATAGTATGAAAAAGTTAATTATAATGTTAATTGCAGTTCTAGGAATTGCAATTAGCGCACAATCACAAACAAGAGTAACTGAGGTTACACCAGACGGGTATATTTCGAATGCAACGTATACTTATTTGTTCGGAACTACTTCTGACACGCTGACAAACGCTGATACTTTGACTTGGGTTGTCAGGTCAAAGGGTAATCACATCCAAGATTTTAATATTAAATTATATTTAGATTGGGTTTCTGGAACAGCTGGAGGTAATTTATGGGTTACTCAATCAATGGATGGCATAACTTATGTGGCTGTTGCAGGAGATACAATCACGGCTAGTTCTGTTACTGCTGATATAATGGATACTCAGACAATAAATAAGGTAGACTTTTTATACCCTTATTTAAAATTCTATTATATACAAACAGGAACAGCGGTTACGGTTCCAAAAGTTTATATATACACAAAACCTAACTAATGAAAGCTAAACTAAGAAATGGTTTTGTAATCAATGGGCGACTGGCAGATATATTTGTCAGTCGCGGCATTGCCGTTGAAATTAATGAAACGGAAGGGGTAGATGAAACGGAAGGGGTAGATGTAACTAAAATAGATGTAACTAAAGAAACATCTAAAAAAAGAACTAGAAGAACTAAGGCAGAGATTGAAGCAGATAAAAACAAAAAGTAATGAAAACTTTATTTTTAATATTAGTAGCCTTTATATCATTTAATAGTTTTTCTCAAACTACTAAATTTATTAGGACAGACACATTGAAAGGTGCTGACACTTTATATTTTACTACTAATCAATTAAAATCTCCAAACGGATTTATTGGCATAGAGGCTTCTTGCGAGCAGATAACAGGAAGCTCTATCAATGATTACATTATTGCTCAAGCTTCTCAAAGTGGAAATACTGATGGATTTGCAACATTAAATACTGTAGCATATAAGGTTTATGCAGCACAAAACGATACTGTAAGTATAGATGATGGTATTGTTGGTTTATGGGGTGTATCTGGACTACCATTTGATTACTTTAGGGTTAAGGCTATAGGTGTCGCTGGAGATACTACAATTATTTCAGTTTATTACGTAGCAAAACGATATTAATGAGTTTAATTTTAAATACATATTTTAGTAAAGATATTAATCTTACAGGCGCTCAAATTAATGTTGTAGCTAGTGCATGGTTAAATGAGTATGAAGAAGATATACTTAAAAAGCTTTTGGGTTATACTCTTTATAAGGCATTAATTGCTGACTTAAATGGCACATCTGAACCTACATTACAAAGATTTAAGGAGTTAATAGATGGTGCAGATTTAACATTTACGACTATTAACGGTTATGAAGTTATCACAAGATGGGTGGGATTAAGGAATAAAACATTATTAAAATCATTAATAGCTTATTATGTATATTATCAATATAGGAATGAAGAAGAATCATTTAATTCTGGCTCAGGCCAAAAGTCTGGTTTAGCTGAAAATTCAGAATCAGTAAGTGTCGTTCCTAAATTAATATCTACATGGAATAAAATGGTTGATTGGTATGGTAAAATACCAACTAATATAGCATATCCTGAATACTTTTTAAATCAAAATAATTACAGACATTTTAATCCTGATGCTTCAGCTTTTAATTTTTTATTAGCTAATATAGAT